AGTACCTGCACCATCATTTGCAGTAAAACCATCTTCATCAAAAGGTTCACTAAATACTAAGGTTTGAGGTGTAGTAGATTTACCTGCATAAAACATATGGTTTTTAAAAACTACAACTATTGTAGAACCTGCTACAGAACTTTCACTTACATCTGTTGCCGATAAAGAAGAGTTAAAAATAGTTGGGGCATTTGCACCGTCTACAACAATAATCTTTTCATTACCGTCAAAGTTATATCGTTCAAAACTGTACTTATCTGCACTAGTTCTACCAGTATCTCGTTCAGTCCAAGACTCTGACACTGCATCGTCAACAGCATGATCAGCAGCAGTTGTACTTGATGTAGCACGAGTTACACCTGTAAAAGTACTAGCAGTAACACCTGTGTATGTAAATAACTCACTATTAATTTGTAATGTTCCACTAGAAGAAAAACCTGTTGTTGAGTCTACATTTAAAGTTCCTGATCCTGTCATACCTGTACCAGATGCAACTTTATTTGTAAGCTCAGTAGACGCAGAGCTAAATATCTTCTCACCTCTAGCTGCTAATATTTTATCTGCAAAGTTAGCAACCATAAGTATTTTTTCACCAGAACTAGATGTTTGAGGCACTTGTTGATTTACATATTTACGAAAACCATTTATTCTCCTATAGCCACCCTCAATGTCAGGCTCAAAGTTTTCTAACTCTAATGCTTCTCCTGGTTGCATTAAAAAGGTAGAACGGTTTAAAACTAAACCACCCTCACAATTAAATGCTGCAGGTTGAGCCTGAGAATAATCTGGCATTACGAAATAACTCCTGACATGAAGTTAGCAGAACCTCTAGGGGTTATAAGAACTGTTGATCTTACATACTCATATTTGTTGATAAGCAAGCTTTGCATATTTTTAATGCCCTGCTCAAACCTACCAAAATTTAATTGATACTGTTGCATCTCACCACGATACTGATACACAAAAGCTGTAGCACCATCTACAATTACAGGACCAAACCTGTCTGGTATACTTGTAGTATCTCCGTGTGCAGATAGATCAGATGGAAATGTAAAGTAATCAAACGCAAGTGTATACTGTTTATCTGGAAAAGGATAAAGTAAATAATTATTATCAGGAGTACGTACTATATTTCTAGGTACGCCACCATTATCAAACTGTGTTACTGTTGTACCATCTGCATGTAAAGCAGCAGTTGTACTATTAGCACCTCTAGTGCAACCTGTAAGATCGTTACCTGAGATAGCAGTGTAACTAACTTGCTCACCACCAATGTATACTTTACCTGATGTAGCAAAACCTGTAGTAGATGTTAGGGTAAGGGTTGTTACAGAACTTGAATGTGATCCATTTAAAGTTGTTGATTCTATTTCGTCTTCTTGATTAGCATATTCTTTTTGAATATATTCATTGTAATTAAGTGCAGTTAAATTATTACCAGAGTTACCAATATCATCATCTTTTTTAATTCTTGCAGTATTATAGTCTACTGATTTAGTGCTTGTAGGTAAACTGTACCTTACTACACCTGGAGTTAATGTAGAGCTATTAGAGGCATGATTAAAAGAATAACCAAACTCTCTTTGATTTATATATCTAATAGCTTGATTAACAGCATTTTGACATTGCACCTGAACTCCTCTAGCACTAGCAAATGTAGTAGATGTAAGCACTACTTCATTCATGCGTGTAATAACATCGTTAGTTAATGAGAGAAATGTCAAAGCCATATTGTTTCCTTTAGATAAGCTAAGAGGGCCAACCTAAGTCAGCCCCCAAAGTTATTTTACACTAAGTCACGTTGTGCGACTGCAGCTTCTGTCTGTGCGGCAGAAACATCTACAACTACTGCGTAGACACGTAAGCGTCCAGTTGCAGCAGCAGCACCTGCGATTGTAACATCAATGGTATCTGCAGTACCCACAAGAGCCAAAGACTCAGCAGCATACGTAGACGCTGCACCTGTGTTAACGATGTTAGCTTCACCGTTAGAACCTTTTACAAGGTATGTACCTGCTGCAGCATCTAGTGCTGCACCATCAATGATGTCATCACCACCACCAAAGTCAATATTACAAGTACAACTTGCAGTAAAAGACTTCATGATTTCAGCACCTGCAGCAATCACAATTGATTCAGCAGGAACTTCTAGTAGTTGAAAGATGTCACCGTTAGCAATAGTAGCACCTGCAGTAATCATAGCATCAATATCTAAGATTGCTTCCATAGTGCGTACTGTATTTCCTACTACGGTGGGAACAGCGAGAACGTCTGCACCAACACCTGCAGTAGAAGCGAGAGTCATATCAAAAGTAGCCATAAGTTATATCCTCCCTTACGCTGCGTTATAACGAGCAGTTACGATTGCTTCAGGACGAAGAATCTTTCTGCCGTATAAATGCATACCACGAACAATGTCAGCAAAGCTGTCTTGATCACGATATGTTTCTGTCTTATTGATCTGCTCTGCAGTTGCAACAGCAGAATCATGTCCTGCAACAATAACACCACAATTAGTAAGTTGGTTAGCTGTACCTGCAGTACCTGGACCAGTACCCAATGATGGGAGATTGGAAGAGGAGTATACACGAAAGCCGTGGAAGTTATTGATGTTTAGACCGTTACGTAGTCCACCTGATTCACCGAAGTCAGCGTTCATAAAACGTGAATCTTCATCAGCTAGGATTTCCATAAACACTGGATCAACTACAAGCCATCGACCTTGTGAGTCAACTTGCTGTTGGTCTAGCAAACGTTTCATGCGTGATATAATCATTGCAGGTGAAACAGTTGCTGTTGGTAGTGATGTAGCTCCAGGCATACGAGCAGTTACAGGAATAGAATGAGTACCTGCAGATGTTGTCGTAATGTTACCGAAGTCACCTTTATGAAGCTGCATTGAAGAAAGCAGTTCATTTGAACCTGCAGTAGACACAGCTTTAGTACCATTAACAGTTGTGTTAAGTGCACTGGCTTGGCTATGCAAAGAACTTTGTGCGTAACCAGACATGTATCCAAGAACTTCTTGGTCATACTGATCAGCCAAACGATATGCAGCACGGTTGCTTGCTAAATCCATGAAGTTTACATGTGAGTGCGCTTCCTCTATATCGTCCATCTTAAAAGCATAGTAGTTGGCTTTATCAATAACGAGTGAGAAATCTTCATCCTCAAGGTCTTGTGCTGTAACCTGTGTACCTCTGGCATACTGCGAGACAGAAATTTCAGGTTCTTTGATAATTTTCACTGTATCACCTTGGGCAGAAATCTCCCCAAAATAATCAGAGTTAGTTATATCTCCTACTACAGTAGACTTGCGGAAAGCAAGCTGTACCTGTTTGGAGTAGATTACAGGACTAAAATTACCATTAGGTAAATTGCCGTAACCTGTTGCGGTTGTAAAAGCCATAATAGTTCCTCCTATAAAGTTTAGGCTTAATTGTAAGCTAAACATTATCACATAGAGGCTGTACATTTTCTAGGGTGCATATTATTATTAGTTGGCCTACCAATAATTTTATGGGCCTATACTTGAACAGGTAAGTCTTACGTATTGTTTAGTCTATCGAATATTGTATTACATTATTAGGTAGGCTTAAATGCGGCTAATAATGATTATACATATAGTTATACCATATAAATTTTATTTGTCAATGGTATTTTATCGTGCAGAACCAGACATATCATATATAAATTTGCCAGTTCTTATTGCTTCCATAATCGCATCGGAAGCCTTTTCGTATTGTTGCGTTGACATTTTTGCAACTTGCGATTCTCTAAATGCACCATCGTTATCATCTATATTAGGTTCACTACGACTGGTGCGGCTGTTTACTGAACGTGCAGCATCTTTATTGCTTGCAGGTTTTTTTGTGGTAATGTTCATGTCTGCTTTGTACAAGTCAATTGCACGACTTGCAGAACGAGCATCTGTATCATTTTCATATAAAGCTTCTTGAACCCACTTAGGTTGTTCTTCTGCCCAGTTATGAAAGTCATCACTGTCTCGTATATCACTAAAGTCAGGATGGATCTTTAAAAGTTCTACTTCTGCTTTCTCACGAGATGCTGTAGCTCTCATCTCATCTATTTCTTTTACACGGCTCTCTAAACCTTCTGATTGCTCTCGTGCTTTTTTAATTGCAATAGTTTCTACAATAGCTGCTACATCAGGATACTTAGTTGCCCATGCGTCAATATCTTCATCAGACTTAGGTAACTTAATTTCACTTTTAGTAGACTCAGTTAACTGTTGTTCTAATGCCTTGATACGTTCTTCATAATCTTTATCTTTTTTTTGTTGGTGTCTACGTAGATCACCATAACGTTTCTTAAAACTTTTTTCTTCTGCATTAACAGGTTCAGCCTCTTGTGCCTCTACCTCTGGTGCTTCTTCTTTTTCTTCAAGTAGTTCTTTTAGTTCTTTCTCATCTTGTTCTATACGATTTGAGTTAGCACTTTTTCTATCTACAAATGCAACCTTTTTGGGAGAGGTTACTTCTCCTGCCATAGCTGTAGTATTCATTATACTTCTTTCTTTCTAGGGCCACCGTAGCCATGTTGGATGGGGGATGGGTAGCTAGTCTAATGTGGATTATATTATTATATGTAGGTCAA